TAAAACTTAGATATGAATATCTTCATGAACTTCGTCAATTGAATTCTAGATTTCACAATCATGCCCTTAAGACGCATTAATGTACTTCCGCCTTGTCACCGCCGACTTTACGCTGCGGCTTCCAAGTCAATTAGTTCTAGTTTATAGACCCCATTCTCTCTAGGGTCTTGTGACTGCAAAGTCACCTGTTCGTTTATCAAAATGTAGCTTCCGTAGAAGGACATAGTGCCGTCGATGTTAACACTGGAAAGCACTTGAGGTGGCGGATTGACTCCAGAATTACCTAGAGGTACCATAGCGGGTGCCAATGGATTATAGCGTCGCATCCTGAGCGTAGTACCGCCGTTGCGGGGCATTGACTTTAGCTCCGCTGGGATCTTGTGGATCATATATGGAGTGGGTACCGACAAGAGCTTAAAGCTGAAGCTCTGCTGTACGGGGGCGGTTAATAATGAAGTTGTTGTTATAGACACTTCTAAAGCCTATTAGTTTCCCCTGAAACTTCTCTAAGCCCTCTTCATGCACTCTTGCATTTCCTTCCAATATCGATCTCTGTCTTGCTTACTAAACCCGTTTTCAAACAGCGAGGCGTTACCAATAGGGGAGTTCCCAGCCACGGCTTGTACTGATACAGGCTTCTTGACATTGTCTTCAGCCCTTTTCTTCTCCACGCTTTGTGGTCGTGTTGGCATTTGTCTTCCCTTTAATATTCTGTAAACCATGTGTTTGAGGTTAATCTTGTCGCTAGAGATCTCTGAGAGGTGTTGAGCTAGTTCAGGTTCAGATTGTTCAAACTCTTCGATGGCTTCTTTAGACAACACCTGGTCTATGTCTGGACACTTCAGCTTGAGGATTTCTTCCCTGTACCTAGTCCTCTCACGCTCGAGAGCCTCTTCACGGGGGCGCTGTATACGTTTGAGGTCTTTAACAGTGACGAAGTCTTCATCTGTAAGTGTGGGTTCTGGCTCTGCTTTCGTTGCTAGCCGTTCGATGACAGCCGCCTGCTCCCTCATGACTCTTTCGTTGTCTTCAAGCTTCCTTCGAAGTTCCCTGAAGTTGTACTCAGCGTCCCTTTTGGGAGCCGCAACTTGCGGGGGTTGTTGTTCCTGAAGAGTTTCTGTCTCGGGCTGGTCGCTGCCCTGAACCTGAGGTTCTACGGCCACTTCTGCATTTTCTGACAAAATAACTCCTTGCCTTGCGAGGGCATTACGCAATTTCTTTAATTCATCTCTTCAAACTGGCTATCACGTTGCCAACGTATTATTTGAAAAGATAACCTTGCAATAGCATAGATGTGATTATTTTGTCAAAAAAAAGTTACTATATTAAATTTTAATGCCCAGAAAAGGCTTTGTTGAAAAACTTCTGCAAATGCATACTCTCCCATATCGAAAATCATGGGGGATTTTATGAGCTTATATATCAGCGATTTTTTAGGCCTTCCTGTAGACCAGCTTTCGCCCTACTACAGGCAGATTGACGAGCTTGAGATAGCTGCGCAGCAGCAGGGGAAAATGGATACAAAGTCTGTAGCTGATAGGCTGGCGTACAAAATCAACCGCATGAACGACGTGATTTACATGTTCGACTACTGCTCGAACAACGACCTGCAAAGAATAAAGGAAGTTTTCCAAACTAGGCTTCAAGAAATTCTAGCTACTGCGTAGTCATCTGAAGAGATAGTCATAGTTGTCTAGGTCTAGCTTACCCTCTCCGCACTGTCGTATCCAGCCTACAAGGGTCTGATCGTATAGATGAGGGTTCTTGGCTACCAATTTGCAGTCTTGCCAGCCAGGCAAAGACCAGGCAACTTTGACCTCGCCCTTGCTTGCGTTGACGGCATACAAAGTCTTAGAGAAGTTAGGGTATGCAATCATCATCTCGCTGGCATAAGGAGCAGTTTGCCGGGTGACCATCCTGTTCCTGACAACGTTATCAGTCCAGAATTCTTTATTGGTGAGAACAAGCACGTAGAAGGGCGACTTAAACTTCTCTAGTCCGTCTTGGACAGCCTTTTCCATCGACTTCACGAACTCTTCTGCCGATGCGTCTAGAATCTCACCCACAGTGTATGAAGGCTGCTCTTTACTTTTTATGTCTAGAACAGCCTGTCCAACTCGGTTTGATTTCCGGCCGTGCTTGTTGTATATGTAGTTACTATCATTACTATCCCATGAAGACATGTCTACTTACAGCCTTTCTTCATAGACTTGATCATTTTTACATCTTTCTTTATGCCGTGGGCTTGCTCCTTAATATCACTCGCAAGATGCTTAGCGATCTTCTTCTTAGGCACGTATGATTTCATCATCTTACGGTCTTCGGCAGCGTCTGAATGCTTCATTTAGTCCTCAATGTTGTAGGTAAGGCCCCGTTAGAGGTTTTTTGTCTAGCTTCTTGGTAGGCTTCTCGACCTTAACGCCCTTCTGCCTCATCACATTCTCAGCTATCTGTTGAGCCTTTCCACTCTTTCTTATCATGATCATTGAACTACTTCTGGTTAGACTTAAAGCGGGAAGCTTTGCCTACAGATTTGTTCACAGTAGTGTCTATGCCTGTTATAGTGTCATCCAAGTCACCTGAGTTATACTGAGACTGTTTAGGATAGTTCACATGAATCTTCTCTTGAGGCATGTTAGAGGGCGCTCCTTTGCCAATTCCTTCGTCATGTCCTGATATAAACGACTTTGCCATATAAAAATCTCCTTTTGGTATATCAATATCAAAATATTTGTTTATCTAACACTTTTTTCTTTTACTTGCTATACATTTTTTCATTAAGCCATAGCCATCTGAGCTTGCATAGGCTGCGTAGATTCTTGCATAGGCTGCGTAGATTCTTGCGTAGGCTGCGTAGGCTGCGTAGGCTCTTCCTCAGCACCGATAGCTTGCGCTAAGGCTAGAGCTTTCTCAATCTGCTCTAGATCAAGGCTCTTAAGCTCTTTGGCCGCTTTGACCAAGTTAAGGATTGCAGACGATCGGTCTTCATCGGCACGTTTTAGCCTCTCTGCAGAAACTGCCTCGTCTAGGTGGACTTTGTTCATCCTCTCAGCTGCCAAGGCTTTTTGACTTTGCGCGTATGAAAGCTTAGTCATATTGTCAACTTGAAGTTGTTGCATCTGGAGTTGAGCCATCTGTTGAGCTTGCTGCTGCTGTGCCTGCTCGGTCTTCATGATAGATTTGATAAGGTCGTCTTTGTCTGGCACCTGAACGAGATTAAGCAAGTGCTCAGTTGGGATAGGAATACCAATCTCACGAAGGTAAAGACATTGTTGTAATCCAAGTTGCTTCTGTGTGGCTGTCAAAGGAGCTTCTTCAACTACGGCGTCATATTTTCCAAACGCTCGGTTGTAAAATTCTGGCGTGGGTTCTTCATCAAGAATTCTTTTTACCTTGCCTGGCGTCCAATTAGCCTGGATAGCGTCAATGCAAAGATCTCCTAGCATCTTCTGGCTTCTGTCTAAGTTGTCAAACAATGTTTGCAAAGTTGTCAACGCCGCTCCCTGTCTGACCATAGACAAAATACCAGCCTTGTCGTCTTCAGCTGAACCCAGTAGCTCCTCATTAACGCCTGAAATGCTAGTGATCTCATCACCTAGCGAAGCTGATATTTGTATAACAGAGGGGTCTATCCTAGGTGCCGGTATCTGTTCAGCGTCAGTCATCTGCGACGTGCGTTTCATAGTAAGAACTCGGCCTTGCCCTGATAGGAAAACGTCTTTAGGGTTGACTAACGCATCCTCTTTTACTTTCCAGCCGGAATTGATTTGCGACTCAAGGATATCCAACTCTATAATTTTTCTTTTATTAAATAAATATTGCGCATCACGAAGCCCTCTTACGACCCCCTGCACCCTCCACGGCCAGTATGGGGTTTGGGGTTCATAGTATGCCCACACGGGCACGAACGGGTACCTATCTATGCCTAGGGGGTTTGGCCCGTGATACATGACCTTGCCCTGAACGACTATCGCAAGCTTAGTTGTAGGCACTTCCTGCTCTATTTTTACAACTTGTGGATACTCTGACATGAACTCTTCAAGGTCTTCATTCTGCCCTCGCCATTCTATGCACTCTCCGTTAGATGGGTCTACAAGCATTGTCTGCTTCCTGCTGGCTAGATACCAGAACTCGTCAAAGATGATGAGGTCTTGCATAGCAAAGCCGTAAGATTCTGGCAT